GCACAGACCTTCCCCGATGAGCCCAAGATCAAGGAGGCCCAGGCCGCTCCAGCGAATCGCGACACGTTCGACAAGTTTATGAAGGACGTCACGCCATGGGTATCCCAGATGATGGCCAAGGACTCTGCGGCGTTCTTTTGCGAGGCCAACCCTGTGGCGACCTCCCTGAATCTTCATGAGATTTGGAACACCGCCGAGTGTACAGACGGGACCAAGGCGGCCATCTGGCAATACTACCAGACGCTGTACATGCTCGGCACGACCATCAACATGTTTCCACCCGAGACTCTGAGTATGATCGAGTCAGCCGCCGAAAATTGCGCCAAAAATATGAAAAAGGCGCCGAACGGTCAGATTGACGAGGCGTCCCTGATGGCCGGTATGAACAGTATGCTCGCGCAGATGCTCGGCGGCGGCGGTGGTGCCAACCCGCTAGCGGCTATGCTCGGCGGTGCCGCGCCCCAACCTCCACCCCGAACCGGAAAGCGCAAGCCGACCAAAAAGATTTCTCAGTAAGTAACAGAATGGACGTGAAAGATATTTTCAAGACGAGTGAACTCATGAACTTTTGGCCAACAGCGCGTCAGTCGGCCAAACAGCGCGTCGCTTCTACGACCCGCTTCATTATTTACGCCACCATCATCGTATACCTTATCAACCGTGATTCCCGTGTTTTCGCACTTGGTGCGTTGGCCCTGGGCGTTCTTTATTACATGTGGACCTCGAACCTCATTTCGGACGGTCTCCTTCGTCCGGCCTACGCAGATGACCGCGCACTGGGCCTTTTACGCGACGAGGTGACGATGCCGACCCTGAACAACCCCATGGGGAATGTGCTCATGAGCGATTACACCGAGAATCCAGACCGCCCACCAGCGGCTTGGTATCCCAGCGTCCGTGCCGACGTTCAGGCGGCGTGGAGCACCATCCACCCCTTCGAGCGTGTTCGCGACGCCGAGCGCAATTTCTACACCACCGCATCGTCCACGATTCCAAATGACCAGAATGCGTTCGCGACCGCCGCCTACGGTAAGCAGTTTGCCCCCATGTGCAAGGACCAGGGCGGACGGGCGTGCGATCCTGACAATTTCCAGTTCCATTTCCCAGAGCGCACGCAGATGCGCGGAGGTAATGGTCAGTAAGCTTGGTTTTTTTCGCAACTAAAATTAAGAATGCCACTCCTCGACGCGGCTCCTATTATTCTCCAGCCCAATATCCACATGGGTCCAGCGACGGTGGTCCTCGAGGATCTGGCCGATGCCAGTTCGTACCTGCGCGAGCAGACGACGACGGCGTCGAAGAAGGGCTGGTCCGAGCGGGCTTATGACTTTCCCAACACCTACGTGAACATCCCACAGCGTGTCATGTCGTGGGATCCCATCAGCACGTACGCCGATGATCAGAATACCCGTTTCGTTCAGCGTTACCACAGTGCGAAGAAGTAAAAAAAATAGTACCTAATCATAACTAGCGATGGACCCTTTGAGCCTCGCCGCCGTCGTCGGTCTTGTGTTTGCCGGTAAGCGTCTCTCGGACGGTTCAGAAGAGCCCCAGGGACGCAAACCACTGCCAACCACTCGGCCAATTACCCGTCGTGATGTCGACCTCGCTGCGAATGCTCGCGATCACTCCAAGGATGCTTTTGATCTCCGTGTCATGACGCCGAATCTCGGCCGTCGCATCGGCGATTGGCGTCTCCAGCCGAAAGAGGCGGTTGGTAACCTTCAGGACGTTTCTCCGACCGCGAATCGTTTTCCATTCGGTCAGCCCGTCTATGATCTGTATAACCGTCAGTATGTGACGAACAAGATGAACAACCTCCAGCCTATCGAGCGCCGTCGCGTCGGTCCAGGTCTGGGTGTCGGCTCCAACGTGGACGCGGCGGGTGGTTTCCACCAGTACTTCCGTGTGTTGCCCAATAACATCAACGAGGAGCGCCTCACGACGCTGGAGGGCCGCAACGGTCCCGCTGATTCTTTCATCAAGTCTGGCGGCGCTGGCGGTATCGGTGAGGTGACTCACCAGGCCAAGGAGACCAAGGCGTGGTACCGCGAGCCGACCCAGAGCCGTGGTCAGGGCCAGGGTGGTGCCGTCACGGGTGCCGAGGGCCGGCCAGAGTTTCTCAAGACGGCCCGGACCACCATTCGTGACGAGCAGACGTCCCGCGGTGACACTTTGTCCATGGGTCCCGCCCAGTACAACGTGGCTCAGCCGTATGCCGAGGGCGGCTGCGGTGCTTATACCGACAAGTCTCTCACGCGCAGCAGCGATTACCGCTCCAAGCCGGATCGCGCAGGAAACGGTCAGCGCATGAACGTCCGTAACGACCCCGTCAATCAGGTGGGCGCAGCGACCAATCTTCGCGCAGAGTCCAAGCCGGTGCCCGTCTCTCACATGAACGGTGGGCGCTTCCAGAACTATCTGGGCCCAGAGTTTTACAGATTTGTGGAGAAAAAGGATAATCGCAATCCTTTAGCCTCTTCAAAGTGCCTTGACGTGGCCATCCAGCAGCTCGAGAAAAATCCGGTTGCGCTTCCGCCCCTTTCGGCCGTCTAAAATAATCTAGACCAATTGTAAAATGAGCGGTGGTATCGTTCAACTTGTCGCAACTGGTGCTCAGGACGCTTGGCTGACTGGCAAGCCCGAGGTTTCTTTCTTCCGCTCCAACTACCGCCGGTATACCCACTATGCCAACACGGTGGAGCGTCAGGTGATTCAGGGCGCCCCCATCGCCGGCGGCATCTCCACCGTCCGTTTCGAGAAGAAGGGTGACCTGATCAACTACGTGTACCTGGCTGCCCGTGACGGCAACGGCTCAATGTGCACCATCGTCGACTGGTCCAAGGTTATCGACAAGATCGAGTTCATGATCGGCGGTCAGGTTATCGATACCCAGGACGTTGTGTATTCGACCCAGATCGAGCCCGTGACTGGCGCCCAGAACTACAGCCAGCGTCTGCTGATCGGCAATACCGGTGACAACGAGGATCCCACCAACTCTGTGACCGGCTTTTACCCCCTGAAGTTTTTCTTCAACAAGGACTGGTCCGTGTCCCTGCCCCTGGTGGCTCTGCAGTTCCACGACGTTGAGCTGCGCATCACCTGGTCTGCTGACCTGGCGGCCTCGACCGGCTTCGATGCCGCGGCCGGTGCCACCAACTACAACAAGCTGCAGTACATCTGCTGGACCAACTTCACGTACCTGGACCAGACCGAGCGTGATTTCTTCGCCAACACGCCCCAGGATATGCTGATCACCCAGGTCCAGCGCACGATCGTTATGGGCTCCGAGACGATGCAGGAGCTGGCTCTGGCTCAGCCAGTCAAGTTCATCGCATTCACGAGCAACAACTACTCCCAGGCGTATGGCGCTCTGGGCGTCAACTCGGCTCTGGTCAAGGATCACATGCTCAAGACCCAGGTGAACGGCACGGACGTCGGTGAGTTCCGTCACCTGCCCGCCTTTGTGGAGCTGCCCCAGTATTACAACACGCCCTTCGGCTACCTGCCCAACGGCGTCAATGCCGGTACCGCCAACGTGGGCATGATCAGCTACTGCCTCGACACCTCCAAGCTCCAGCCCACCGGCACCCTGAACTTCTCCCGTCTGGACACGTACCGCATCGTCGTGCCCCCTACCATCACCATCGGCGCCCTCATCAAGAGCACGTACCTGTACGCCGTTGGATTCAACGTTCTGCGCATCCAGAACGGTTTGGCTTCAGTCCTCTATAGCTCCTGATTTTTCAGGTCATTTTTTAAAAATATATATATCAGTCTCGGTCTTCATGCAACTCTGGCATTGGGTCTTGATCATAGGCCTCTTATTTTTGATCACGTACAGCCCACGTACGGGAAATCTCCGTGACTTTTTTGATACGGAAATATCAGAGGGTGATGTCAAGTCCCCGAGGCCCTCGAGAGAGACACAAAGCAATCGCAATACCCGTCAGCCTAGTGAATGATGTTCCACACTTTCTCATCGTGCACGACAGAAGGTACCGTGAATGGACTTTTGTCACAGGCGGGTGTCGCCGACGCGAGATTTACAACCCACTTCGGTGTGCCGTTCGTGAACTCGAAGAAGAAACACGCGGTATCATAAACCTGAAGCGCGGCTCTTACGCCTACTTCAAGTTTTCGACCGACACGCCCGAGGCTCGGGACGTGGAAGACGGTGTGGATGTCCTGAACCACTACCACGTCTATGTATTTAACATGCAAATGACCCCCGTGGAACAACGGCACATCGTCAAACGGTTCACGGAGGAAATGGGCAAGATGGATGCCAACTCTGTACCCTTCCGCAAGAATTATGACGAGAATGACGACTGTAAATTTGAGAATCTGGATTTTATTTCAAAATTGCCAAACTTGTGGCCCATGATACGTCAACACGTCTTGGGCAACCCTGAATTCCAGCAGGCTCTTAATCAGGCCAAGATTCCTTTTAACCTCCGTGTTTGAAGGAACTGTGTGCCACTGCGAAAAGCTACGCGTAAATAAGTCCTTCGGACTTATTAGAACAGGATGACCCGGTCCAAAATCGAGTTCGCCACCATCCTGGCCACCATGCGTGGTCAGGGTGAAGACCCTAAACAACTTGCACAGGACATGTCCCTTCGCAAATTGTGTTATGAAATTGAAAAACTCGAGCAGGAGGCCGAGACTCTGAAAGAGTCGGCCCCGCAGGCTGAGACAACAGCAGCGCCTTCTGAAAAAACGGAACCCCCAAAAAAGCCTCCAAGACAGAAACACATCCTTTCATGGCTCTTGGATTCTTCCAGTGAAGATGAGTCTTAGAGAATTTAGGTGCTTAATTGATAATGTCAATAGATAAATGGCGTGTGCCGACAGGTCCAGCCACCCATGTCCTCATGTCCGGAGGAATGCTGTTCGTACCCACAGAGGAAATCCAGGAATTTTACCAATCCTGTGTGGATGCGATTAAATCAGGTACTAAATTGTACGTCGTCGAACAAAAGACTGATCGGTTCAAGTTTTTCGTGGACCTTGATTACAAGTCTCATGAGAAATTGAAGGATGAAGATCTTTTACAATTTTGTTCTATAATTCATGATGCCATTGATCAGACCTCGAGGTGCCTCATCGCTCGGGCCAGGCCCCGACCCGTCGGTGAGGGGCTTATTAAATCAGGGGTTCATGTCCACTGGCCAGACCTTGTCGTCACCAGAAATCAGGCTCTTCAATTTAGAACCAAAATTATTTTAAAACTCACAGAGTACTTGGCCTTCGATTGGGACCGTATCATAGATGCGTCCGTCTATGGAGGCTCTGGACTTCGTATGCTTTGGTCCCATAAGAAACCCACCGGTGATCCATACATTCCGTGGAGGGACTTACTGGAGGCCACCCCGTTCGCCAAGGAGCCGAACGTCGAGACCCTCACGCTCTTTGCCGTGCGTACGGACGACGGGGACGGCCCTCCACCCCATGAGGCTCTCGAGAACAGTGGGCCTCTCCAAGAGTACATCAGGCGCGTACTCGAGGGGCAGAGCCGGACGCACATCAAGAAGGTCCAGCGACACGACCACGACGGCTGGTTCGCTCAGAGCGACTCCAAGTACTGTGAGCGGGTCCAGAAGGAACACAAGTCGAATCACGTATGGTTTTCCATGCGGTCAGGACGCGTCTCTCAGCGATGCTTTGACGAAGAGTGCCGTGAGTTCAGGGGTCGTGAACATATTCTTCCTCCATCAATAGTAGAGCAACTCAATGAAGTTGCTATTGTGGGTAGTCCTTCTTGTAGTTTTCTTATGGATTTTCTTTCCGATGGGTCCCGTCGCACGTTTCAAGAAGTACAAAGAGAGGGTCCACGCGTATTCGGGTCTGGACCCAAAGAGCTGGGAAAGATTTTTGACCAATCTCCAAGAGTTCGAACAGTTGGTTTCGACGGACCAACTTGACGAATCGGCCAAGGCTTTGTACGGCGCCGTGGAAAACATCAGGGACTTGG